CTACACTGAAGAGAACACTCTTTCCCTACACGACGCTCTTCCGATCTTGCGATAAGCTCACGAAGAACTAAAACTAGTGGTGAGTAGTCAGGTATAAAAATCTTATTAGCAAAGCCACCAGAAGCTTGATCTTCTGCCCATTTAGAAACCCCAATTCCTTGATTGTCTGAAAGCTCTCTAAAAAAGTTAGCTAAATCAGATTCAGAGCCATCGAAAAGAATCGAAGCTTTAAGAGTTCTAGTAACTAAGTTTATGCGCTTATAAAGAATATGAAGCTGCTCATATGGGTCTTTACATTGGGTATAATCTGGAGCTGGATAACATGAGTCATATCTCATGTTATCTTGCATGAAGAGAGGGGACGGAAAGAAACCTTGAAGATGATAAATATCTTTATCTTCTTTTAAGAATCCTTTTTTATACTGTTCATGTAAGAAATAAATTTCTCTGTCTCGATAATTCCAAACTTCCCAGTAGGTAAATAAGTCAGAGGTTCGTCTAACTCGATTATCCGTATCCCAGTCTGAAGAGGTTGTAGTGGATGGGGTCGGGTTTTGAATATTCTTAATTTTATCCCCGAAGAGTTTTGCTGCGTCTTTTTTCGTGATGGTGATTTCATAAGCTATCCACCATATCTCGCTAGGAGTTCTAGCCCCAGGAGATATGCGAATCCGATCAAAGTGAACAGGCTTAGTAATAACACGAGGTCTTTTAATTTCTTCCTCTTCGTCGCTTTCATAAAATATTCCTTTATCGTCAGTTAAAATTCCAGTATCGGGAAGAGGAGCGTTGCCATCGTCATCGATTAGAATCGGCTGGCCGTCTTCCCCTACGACTTGAGTTAGATAAACTTTTTTACGACGTTTAACTATTTTTTCTTCGTAGAATATTCTGCACGTTTGACGGTTAGTGTTAAGAAACCCAAGGGCTGACTGCTCCATGGTGTTGTCAAAGTCTGAAGTTTGCATGAGCCAAGCAGCGAGGCGATCATTAATGATTGTGGCTACTTTAGCGTTAGGGTCTGGAGCGTCGAATTTTCTGCGCGATCTAGCTTTTGGAGTGCGCGAGTAAAGAGCTGGAAGCATAAGCTCGGTATCTGACCAGTAGCGAGGAAAGACTTCAGCCCACCAGAGTTTGGTTGGTCTCCAGGTTCCGTCAGCTTTTTGCCCTTGGTATTCGCGCCATGCGCTACGACATTCATCAACCCACGGTTGTGCTTCTTGTTTTGAAGTTTCGCAGACTTGGCCGAGCCAGTATTGAGCGCGGTAGATTTCATCGATTTGCGCTTGTTTTTCTTCATCAGAAAGATAGAGAGCTTTCGTAGGGTTTGGATCTACTACTAGACTAGTTAATTCTGAGTCAACGTTTTCAACGTCTTGAGCCATTCGATTGACCTTTATTTAGAAAATGCTGTTTAAGTACATCGTTCATTGTGGCTTCGTGTAAATACTTAGGCTTATCGTGGTTTTGATCTCTAACGTACGGCTTAGCTTTACATGCTAGGGTTGTAGCATCATAAGCGTGATCATCGCCATCAGAATTTGCATCCTCCACATTATCAGGGTCAGTTTGTATCTGTGTCAAGCATTTCCATGTTTCGGGGCACGAGCGAAAGAAGAATATAAGAGGGTCTTGCCCGTTGCCGATAAGACGAGAGCGAAGTTGTTGTGCTCCTTGAACGCGAGAGCCACGAGAGACATCACCTTGTAAGAGTGGGGTTCCGTAGCGAGAAAACTCTTGAGCGATTGTTAAAGCTCCGTTTGCTTGAAAAGGTTTTGAGTCAGTGATTGTGCCTTGAATTACTTCACGATTTGTTGTGCGCTCTTTGATTCCGTACGCTATTTGCTCGTTAGAAAGACCAAGCCCACGGTTTGAAAGATTACGAATACCGCCGTACCACTCGCGGTAACAAATTAAAGATTTTTTAGGGATAACGCGTCCGTTTTGCTGCCAGCCAAAGGTTCCATCTGCTACTGCCCACCATTGAACGTGAAACGGAGCTTGAGACCCCCAGTCGAAAGTGCGGAACATAAACCAGTAGTGAGGGATTTCAAATGGGGAGATTAAGTGCTTTTTCTCATCTAACTCAGGTAGAAACGCACCGAGAGGAATATCCCATTTACCGTTTAGCATGGCATCGATTAGCTCTGGACGCTTTAAGAACAAGAGCGAAGCTTTATATTCATTCTCATTAATCGCAGGGTTATCAGAAAGAAACGACGGTATAAAAGCGCAAGTGCGTACGGTATCTTCGTCTTTATATTCCCAAACTTTATAGGGTTCTTTGTTATCGTAGAAATGATTTTTCCAAAAAGAGTGAGACGGGCCAGTAGGGTTAGTAGTAGCAAGCATCATTGGAAATAGATGAGCGTATTTTTTAGGGATTAACCCACGGGGAACACGGTTACGAGAGATAAGAAATCTGATTTGCTCCTCTTCAAACTCTGTTGCTTCTTCTAAAAGAAGAACGTGAAGCTCTGGGCCTTTCCATTTATAAACGTCTTTTACATGGTTAGCATGACAAATATAAATTTTTGAGCCGTTCCAAAATCTAATTTCACCACGAACAATTTCACATAAGCCTTTTTCAATAAGGCCACCAAGCATTACATGAAAATTATTTTCACCAGCTAAGTGATTCTTTTCTAGCTCGTTTAAATTTCTTCTAAAGAGAAAAATTTGCAAGCCTGGAATTGCAAGAGCCCATTGAATAGCAGCAACGCGAAGAAGGTAGGATTTACCACCTCCGGCAGCACCACCGAACATTTTCCATTGAGCAGGGGTAGATAAGGCAAGAGATTGTTTAGGCCAGACGGGAAGAGTGATATCAATCTGAGTCTTGGTCATTTGTAGCGATAGGAGTATTGAGAGTTATTGATATACCGCCTTCGTGCTTGACTTCTTGCTTATCTCCATATTTTTTAGGCAATGCTTTAGCTAGGAGCCATTTTCTAGCGTCTACTCTAAGTCTTGAGCGTTGAATATGTTCATTGTTAACAACTTCATAAGTTAAGCCGTCTTTATTTTCTCTTTCCATCCAATCGTTTGAACCGTCGTCTGATATATCAAGTATTTCCTCTGCCCAAACTTCTGCTCGGGTAGCTAAAGCTTTCTCGTATTGGTCTTGAAACTGTTTGTACTTATCGTCATTTGTTGATGCCCACCTAAGAATTGTAGATTTATCGGGCATTTCTTCAAGCTTCTCTAATTGTCGTAAGGTATACCCTTGTGATATTTTTGAACATATTTCATCTGCTAATTTATTATTAAGAATGCTTGGCCTGCCCCCTAAATTTTTGGGAGCATTTGTTTTTTCTTTAGAAGCCATAATTTTAAGATACAGCGTTTAGTTCTTTTATTGCAAGAGAAACACAAGGTCAGGTGTTGGAAGGTTTATGCGTTTGGGTTTTAGTTTTTGTTAGTGTGCCCACCTAACCTTGTGAAGGGAGAATAGCAGTAAAAAATAAGAGGAGAAAGATAGAAAAAATATGATTTTTTAAAAACTCAAAAAACAGTGTTTTATAACGATTTTACTTTTGACGTTTTTGACCGTCAAAAGTATCAAAAGTAAAATCAAACCGTCAAAAGTAAACTTCGTATTTTTTAAAACATTGTTATAAAATAATAGAAAAACCCCCATTTCTTTAAATCGCCAAAAAGCCCCCAAGGTGCTCATCTAAAAAAGCCCTAGGCAATGCTAGTAATGAGCTAAAAAAATTGATTGTAGCCAATCCTAGGCAGTTTAAGAAGCCAAGTCATAGCTAGAAAGAGTGTTATTTTTAATTCCAAATTCATTTTCGACAATCAAACACAGTTCTAAAAACAAAACTAGTTACTTTTTACTTTTGACACACACGCTCTTATAGCGTGTGTCAAAAGTAAACTAAGTAAGGCATTTTACTTTTGATATGACCGTCAAAAGTAACCGTCAAAAGTATCAAAAGTAACGATTTATGGGCAAATATGCAGATTTTGACCGTCAAAAGTAAACTTTTTCAATTAAAAATAACGATCTTCAATAATTTCAATGGGTTGCACTAATTCAAATTTCTTAGTTTCATTCTTTCTTCCTGACCCAGAAATCACTCTAATAAGGTTTGATGAAATAAGAGTATCAACAAGAACTCGCTCTTTAGTGTGGGACAGACCAAGCTCAGTTCTAATCTTTTCACGATATGCTGAACTTGGGATTGCTCCAGCTTTAAGAATTTCAAGAGCTGCTTGCTGTAAGGATTGAGAATCTAAACTTTGAGCCCTGCGTCCTTGCTTCTTAACTAGGGGTTGTAATGAAGATAGGTGGAAAGAGTCCTCATGCCATTCAGCAGTTATTGGCTCGATGGGTTGATAGTTTCGAAGTAAGAAATCGACTACAATAGCGTCTGGCTCATGATCATGCTCGCTGATGGCTAGCCCCGCATCGTAATCCCTTGCTAAAATTCCTGTACCGCCCCCACGATCTCTTTGCTCAGTCTTATCAGTTGAGCCTTTCTTATCGTGATGAACATAGATTAAAGCGCACTTAGATTCGGTTGTTATGCGGTCGAATATGGCTAAAACGGTTTTAACCGATTCAACGTCTGATTCATCCCCTTCAAACATTTTATAGAACGGGTCAAAAATAACGACCTCAATCCCCTCTTGATTGATAGTTTCTTGAATCTTATCAAAGTCTAGCGATACCCCCCT